CCATAGCAACGTCTGCTCCTATGGTGTACTTCTCGCCATCATCTAGTTTGCGATAGGTTGTCAATTCTCCACGCATGTTCTCAAGCCAGTCTTCACCTTCCAGTGCTAGACGTGCTTCGATGTCTCTTGATTTCTTTAAGTCATCTTGTAATGACTCTGGATTAAACACAGGACGCCCAGTGGTTAAGAAAGCCTCTTCGGGCTCCGCTGGATATTCCTGTCTAAATAAATCTATGCCGTTCTGTGCGATCTTACGCCGACGAAACATCAGCTGTTCGTTGTCTAAGTCGTATCTCTTAGATAAGTCCTCTTCCTCTGGAGTTATCTTAAAGTTCTCAGGTACAGGCTCACGATACTCTGGGTCTACATACCAAGGGATAAACACAGGGACGTAGCCGTTAGAGCCATCTACTGCACCTTTCCATAAGTCATAGAATATACCAGAGACACCATTAGCTGTGCTCTCAACGAATACAGCTGTGCCTTTCTTGTTAGGTACGGCTTGCGTCATACCATTCCAGTTTTCTAGGGCAGTTGATTTCTGCCAGAACGCAAGTTCTGATGCGTGAACATGTGTAAGTGTCTCACCACGTCCAATGCTTTCACCACCAGCTGTAGCAACCACGTAAGAACTATCAAGAACATCAAAGGTCAACTCGCGTCGAGATGAATACTTTGTGTGTGGCTTGAGTAGCTCTGGGCAGTTCTCATGGTAGCGTTTAGTCATGTCAAACAGTGCTCTTGTACTGTCAGAGTGGTGTGTGACCACCATTGCTTTACATGCTTTTCTCTGGGAAACATTAAAGTATAAATAGCCGCCTACATACGTCGATAGACCCTGCTGTCTAGCCTTCAAGATTATGATGCGAACTTTGCCTTCAGTAGCCATTTGTTTATCTACAGCTTCTTGTAGAATAGTCTGTGCTGGCTTGAGTTTGAGGGGCTTGATGTCTCCATCTTTGGTTCTGATCTTGAGTGCTGACTTAGAATAAAAGTCAAATTCGTCATATAGTTTGCGGCGTATTTCTTTAAGTTTCGTTTCCATCGTCGGTTTGCTCTTCCTCTGTGTCACTTACTAAAAGCGACTCCAAGAAGGCTTCTGCTTTACCAACAGTGACTTCGCTCTTTGAAACTGGTTTTGTCTTAGTAAAGTCTAAGACCATTCTTGCGGCAGTTAGTTTGTCTCGGTTCTGCGCTGGTTCGCGCATGATCTCGACAGCTGTTTTAAGAGCCTCTACCGCATATTCATCATCAATATTGTTGTCTTTAGCCATGATAGCCACAATCCTTTCAGCGTCTTTCTGTGCTTGTTTTCGGATGGGGGTGATGGCCTCTAACGTGTAGCCATCTGGAGTGCCTACTGGCCTTCCTCCGTTCTTACGTTTTTTGGTTGACCACTGCTTGCGTAGTGCTCTTCCTTCCTCGGTTTGCATCAGTTTTGAGAAGTAATTATCTTTGCCCTTTCGAGCCTTCTTTGGGTGCGTTAGTTCTTTCTTTGGTGACTTCTTTCTTGGTTCCTTGGGTGCTCCCATTGGTTTCTCCTAATGTCCTTAGAATAATAAAGCCCCATTGCTGGGGCTGTATGTTGTTATGCTGATAGGATGCCATCTTGCGGACTGAGTATGCCTTCATTCGGCTCTTCGTCCTCTCCAGAGTTCATCGCAACCATTGCTGTGACTATGGCAAATAATGTTACAAGAGGATGTCCGTAGAACTTAATCTTACCATTGTTTGCCTTATCAAACTCTTTTTGTATTAACTTTGTGTTGACAGGCATTAGCTCTTTGGCAAGTTTTGGGTTCATTAAGTACAACCACATAGGATCAACAGATAACTCAGCTGTGATATTAGTGTAGGCGCGTGTGTCCTTTAGTCTGGCTTTTATCTGTTTAGCTAAACCAGTATTACCAATTTTTTCTACTGTAGCTAAATCTTTTAAAATCTGTCTAATCTGTCTAGGTTCAATTGTACTATCAGGATCGCTTTGTGTATATGCTTTCCCTGCTTCTTGGAATGCATGTATTTCCTTGATTGCTGGGTGGTTCTTACCTTTACCCTCAAGGATTGGCTTCATAATAGAACTATTGTAGCTATTAGCACCGACAGTATCCATTTTACCACTGAACGGATTTTTAACCCTATCTTTACCAAATTCACCCTTGCCATCCATGTTTCCTTGGGTAAGTGAGTGACCCACTTCATGTAATAATGACATTAAGGATTCAATTGGGGGAACTTTTTTACCTTGAAAACTCCCACCTGATTTTATAGCAAATACACTACTACCAAAGCCTTTCATTTTAGGATTCCATGAATGTACTGCGGCAGTGCCAGAATCGGTGTTAGTAGCCTTTTGTAGAGCAGTACCACTATTCATCATTTGTGCTGTGATGCCTAAAAGATTAGCTACCTCTAAAGCAGTATCAACGTCCTGTATTCCGTTTTCGTACTTTGTACCCTTTTTACCGATTTGTATTATTGCTTCGGCATCAGGTATTATACCCTTAACGGCTTTTACTGTGACCTTTTTTACTTTTGGTGTTTCTTGGGTGGTTGTTGCGAGTACACCAGATGAGGCCAGTTGAGTGGGTTTAGCTTCTCCAGTTCCTTGTACGGCTGTTTGTCCACTAGCAGTTCCTTGTCCACTTGGTTGAGGAGTTTCTTGAGGTGTGGCGGTAGTTTTGGTTGGGGCATTCTTCTTACCTTTTACCTTTATCTCTGCTTGCTGTTGTAAAACCCTTTGATGATACGGCATTAAATACTTTTCTACAAGTTTTGGGTCAGATATGTTTCCTTTTGCTCGATCAATAATAGCCTGTGATGCTGTAACTGGGTCTTTTCCAAGGCTCAGTAGGTACTGGTCTAAAGACGTATTTAATAAAGCCCTATCTTTAAACTTAACCACATTATCCTTGTTTAAGTTATCTATTAGCTTCTGAACAAACTTTCTGTTGTCATCAATACCCTGTTGTACCGCTGGACTATTTTGCAATGGTGCAGGGGGTGTAGGTGTTACTGGTGACGTAGGGGCAGCTGGATCAATTTTTGGAAACTTAAAGCCACCTTTAATTACACCGACAGTATAAGATAGTGTTTGGTCATTGTCTGGCATCTTACCAGTCTTTAAGTGTGACTTGTAAGCATTGAGAGCCTTACGGACACTAGCATCTGATTCTTTTGCAAGTCGCCTGTTTAAGACCCGTAAGATTTCAGCATCTATTTGTTTTGGTGTCATATCACCAAGGTTGCCAATTTCACGTAGTCCTGTGTGTGCAATGCCTCTAGGTGACTCTGGATTAGGGTGTTGGCCTTCCTCATACATTTTGACAAACAATGCTTGCTTTTCTGCATCTGCTTTAGCTTTTGCCGCTTTCTTCATTGCCTTGTTAATAGCATCTTTGGCCTTTTTATTGGCCTGTGCTTGCTGGGCTTTATTTAAGGGTAGGTTTGTGCCTGTAGGTGTATTAAGTCCGCTTTTCTTGATGTTCTTTTTGACAAAGCGGTTCACTTTAGACCTACGGCCTGTGACTGCATCTATTGCACGTCCACCAGCAACTAAAGGTATTTGTGTTGCTAAAGATGCACCACCTGTACCAGCAATGGCACCAAAGTTTAACATACCAGCAACATCTCGCGCTGGGTTGTATCCTTTGCCAACATTATTGATCGGGTTGAACACATCAGTAAACTTAGAGAAGCCACCTTTGAGGCCAGATGCATAAAGTTCTGTAAGTACATTTGACTTATAGAGGCCATTTACCATCTTTTGACCAACTTCTGTTGATCCAGCGATGTCTTTCACAAACTGTATGTCAGCTGGTGTTACACTGCCGCCAACTTTTAGGTTTGATGTGTTAATGATACGCTTAAACTTATCAATAGTCTCAGGGTCTAAGTCTTTTACAATCTGTTTGTTAATTTGGCTTGCCGCCGCATTTACTTCTGTCTGTATAGCCTTCCTAACACTTGTAAGTGTCTGGTTAGCACCCTTCTGTGAAGAGGGGTCGATGTCTTTAAGGTTATATCCGCTGTCTTCTGATATTTCTTTGATCATACGAGAGACATCACCAGCCGCCTGATCAACTTCTGGTGCAAGTTCTTGCCTTGGTTTGAAGACAACTTCACCAGTCTTAGTAACAGTTGATATTGCTGTGTTAGCGGCTCCACTTAGTGTAGAGCCAATAAGCCCAGCGTCACCCATGCGGTTTACGACTTCATCAGTAACATACTCACCACCTTTGATGGCAGTGTTACCCATGATTGTGGCTTCTTGACCAGCTTCCTGTATGCCTTCTTTCAGTATCTTCACAGTATAGCCACCACCTTTGATGGGTAGTAGCTCTATGAGGCCAGAGGTTACAGCCGCACTCAAGTCTTGCATGGTTGCAGTTGTGTCTATGCCTTTTTCTTCGTTCTCATCGCGTGTTTCGCCTAGTGCACTTAAAGTACCATAGACTGTACCACCGATAGCAACAGTTGTACCGACAATCGGTGCAGAAGTTACAGCTAGACCAGCACCGATAGATGCCGCTGTACCAGCTAGTACCTGTGGGGCGGCTTCCGCTGATCCGTAGAGTAAAGATTTACCAGCATTTGCAAGATCGCCTTCGCGTAGGTTCTTAATAATGCCATCAGCACCTTCTGGACGCTGATAGTTCGCTTCCGCAATCTCACGTTCATTGCGTTCAGCCATTTCTTGACCATAGTTCTCAATACCTTCTGATCCTGTCAGTTCACCAATACCTTGGATACCCTGACCTATAAGTTTTCCTGCATTATCGTAGCCAAATTTAGCCGCGCCACTAACTGAAGTGTCAACTTCAGCTGTCTTTGTGGCTTTAGCTTCTAATGCCTGACCAGCCGCAATCAATTCGTTTGCTGAAGCAATGTCGCCACCAGCAATAGCTTTTCTTGCCGCTACTTTGTAATCTTCTACAGTATAATCAGCCATTAGTTACCTCTATTAGCTATCAAGCCAACTCTGGCTTTCTTTTGATATTGTTGTGTTTCTTGAAGTAGGTGCTCTATATCTATAAGACTGCTCAGACTCGTTGATGACTACATTGCCATTTAATCTGTTTTGTACGTTTCTCAGAGCAACCATTCTTTCGTTGATCCAGTCCACCCAAATCTTCTCATCTTGGAAGTTCTTCGGTGCTGGCTGTAAGAATAAGTCCATCTCTTTGTTAGAAATGGCACCCTTTGTTTCTGCAACTCTAAGTAAGGCATCATCAACTTTAAGTCTGCTTAATAACAGTCGTCTAGCCGCATCTGGACTACCAGTATAGTTGTCAATAAATGACTTAAAGATACCACCTACACCTGTTAGGTTTCCACCTTCAGCTTTACTTTGTGCTATCGCATCTAAACCAGACTGAAACGAGTTCAGCTGTGAACTTACGTTATTAAAAGTTTCTTTATCTTTGTCAGATGATTTACCACTACCTTTAGCCTTCAACGCCGCTATACGTTCTTCAGCAAGCCTTGTTGCCTCTTTGTTTTTAAATGCGTCAGTCTCTGACTTGCGGTTAGCATCTTGGATGTTACCAAACTCGTCTGTTGCGGCTCTTGCTGAACCAGCAAACCCTTGGTCTGAACCACCGATTATAGCACCACCGATACGCATAAGTGCTTCGTTTCTGTTGATCTTAGCAAATGGCATCATAGAGCCACGGGCATTAGAAGACACAGCACTACTTTTGCGGTCACTAGAAGATGTAGTATCAGTATTTAAGATACCATTACCTTTAGGTTTAGGCTCGCCCTTGGCATTCAATACGCCATCTGATTCCATCTCAGAGTCAGCCATAAGAGTGCCATCTGGCATAATGTGGTATCCATCTTGCGTAGAAGGTATTGCCATGTATGGGTCTTTACGTGCGCCTGTTGGCATCTCCCCCTGTGTAGGGAGTAAAGCCGTGTCTGTTGCACTAAGTTCATCAAGGGCTGGAGCAGGCATACCATAGTTACCTCTACCACTGCCTACAAGATCACGCTGTCCTCCTGAGAAATATTCTCTAGCTTTATTAAGTTCCACAGGGTCGGCATTTGGGTTCTGTAGAGTGCCTATAGCATCTTCTTCTCCATACTTACTTTCAATCTCTGATAGTACAGGTTCTTTAAAATTAGGTGATAGAGTTTTTTGAGCGTTAAGCCTAGACTCTTCACTTGCTTCTGGATCTTGTAAGATACCAAATGCTTCGTCCTCAGTCATAAGGGCTGGAGAACTTTCGTTAAGGATGCCTTGATTACTGTTAGATGTCATAGGCATGTCTAAAGCATCTGCTCTCATGTTTGGTCTATATCCAACACCCATTGAGTCAGGTCGTTGATCTTGAGGTGTCATGTTGTCAGCATACTGCATCTCAACGCTTTTTTGTGTACTGTCACCAAAGTGTTTAGCCATGTCTGGGGATGCAAGCATTTCAGAAACACTACTGCCATCTGATTTTACGTCACCAGTTTTTGGGTTATATAAGACACCTACTTTTTGTTTTATAATATCATTATAGTAAGTAATAGGCTGGTATCCATTAAGTATCATTAGAAACCTCCTTTATCTCATGTGTGGGTTAGCTGTACGGCCTCTAAAGAAAGACCCTGTACCTTGCTGTGCTTGTGGGAAATACTCTTGCTGAAAACCAAAGCCAGCCATACCACCACCAAGTGCGGCGGCATACGGATTATT